TGTAACATCGAAAAAATCTATGTTCCAACCTGTAATGATACTTGGTGATATTTCCTGCCAACTCGTGACAAAGGCCATCAGTAAATCCTTTTCAGTATGGAATGACCGAACCTTAGCACCCTTTATAGTTTTGTTTATTTCAGTTCCTTGACTAACAACATATACATAGTAATCATCTGTAGCTGAATCATGAAATGCAACTGATGTAATTTCGTTCTGAGCCTCTTGAATATTAGGTAGTCCACTATTCATTTCTACCTCAATATCAAAAGTCATTGTTACGTGTCCATCTGATATTTCATCTGAATCACCATATTCATCAATTAGAAATCTTGTTACCTCGTTTACATCTGATTCATACAATTTTAGATTATCTTCATTTCTCCAAAATGTTATCTTTTTTAAACGTTCACCATATATAGATTCGTAAGCCCCATTACCATCTCTGACATAGGCATACTTACGATACTTTTTTGTAAAGTATCCTTTCTTATCATCCCAAACATGGATGATGTTTTTATCTTTTTCAAAATATACGTTCTGATACATTAATTACTTAGTTTTTGATGTAGTTTACTTAACATTATATTTTCATTTTTAGAAAGTTCATTAGCTCTTTCCAATGATTGTTTTTCTTGATGGTATCTGAATGAATCGTTATTTAAGATGTTATCCAAAAAGTTAAATAAATCTTTCTTATATTTAAAAAACATACCATTCGGGTCTATCTCTTTGTAACAATCAGATTCTTGCCAAATCATCGGTGTACCATTCATCATACAATCAGTTCCACTTACAGACCACCCATAGTTTGTTTGCCGCATCTGAATACCAACCTTACAATTTTGTAATCGTTTGTAGTATTGGTGTTTCGGAACTTTTGTATTATCTACCCACCCATATGGTGATTTACCTTTTAGTTGTGGTATCCATACTACAAAATCTTGCCTATGTTTACGATATTCTTCCATTAGTTCCATAAACTTAGGATATCCTTTGTATGCTGCTGCCCGATGGTTGAACACAATGATATTTTCTTTGTTTGGGGTTTGTTCTGATACTATTTTTGATTCTTCTAACCCCAAATTCCAAACCTCTAAAATATCATCTAACCTATTCACAAAATCATCATTGAATGTTTCTTTTGCTTCTTTCAAAACCCTATTCTTTTGGTCTTGCGTATTTAGATAACAAGTATCCATTTGTGATATACCCAACAATTCTATTGGTAACCACAACCATTTAGCTTTACCGGCTCTTCTATCAATACCATTACAACATTTCATTTCCCACCAATGACAATAACCTATAATTTTTGTATCTATTGTTTTTTTGTATCTACCAACTTGAACCCAATCAGGTAGATGTGAATAGATTACATCATAATCAATATCTTTCAATAACCTTATCAATTTATCAGATGGAAATGAACGTTGATTCATCATATCACCCGGTATATCAATCTGATGTTGTTTAACATTTGGTAGGTTTAGTTTTTTGGTTACATTACCACTTGGAACTAAGATGTGCCAATAATAATCACCATATTTTTCTAAACCTTTAATGTGGTTATGGATTACATCTATAAATGAATCCTTTTCAATATTAGAAGAGTTGGTGATATTTGGTATCACCAACACTTTTCTAGAATTGTTATAATCTATAGTATCCCAAAACTGCATATTATATAGTATCCATATAGGTAAATCCCTTAAAGATAATACCAAATTTTTCAGAAATATCTCTCATATAACCATCTACTTTTGAAAGTCCCTTATTCCATTTAGCCTCCGATGATGGTTTTGGATAATGTATGATTACTCTAATTTCCTTTTTTTGTTCTTTTAGTTTTAACTTATCGTTATTTATTAATCCAAATATTATATCTTCCCATCTAAATTTTTCCGATGAAAATGTACGAATCATTGTGTTTGGATATTTTGTAAGTATTTCTTGTTTTTTTTGTTCAAGAAGTGGTTTATTCTTTGCTAATTTATACTTAATCCAAGGTGTCCCCCCTTTAGCTAAATTACCCATTTTAGCCAAATCTTCAGCTTTTTTAAGTATAGATGATATTTGAGAAGAATTAAAATTTGATTTTTTTAAGTTATCCCTATTTTCTTGGGAACGGATTGGTCTATTTTCTTCAATACTAGCTCTAGCGATTGATGTAGCCCAATCAATTGTGGTAGATTCCCACTTTCTTTTTTTATTTCTTGGATTCAATAGTAATCCAATTTGGTCTAAATCACCATTGGTTAAAGTTTTGTGAATATTGTGAGGAATTAAGTTATATTGTGAGTATAATCCATGTTTTGATTTTAGAATACCTTGAGCTGTTGTGTTTCCATCTATTAAAGCGTGCTTACCCTCTCCGTTTCTATTTTCTAATAAGGTTATTGGGTTACAATTTCTAGTATCACCAATATCATCAATCTCAGTTGCTATTTCCGTTTCTCTTTTTTCATATTCTTCAGTTCTAACTTGATATCTGTATTCATCCGATACTAATTCTCCTAATTGTTCTTTATTTATTTTATCATCCTCAACATAATAAACACCTGCGTTAACATTATCAACTATATTATGGATTTTAGATACATTTGGATGAGGATATGCTTCACCCCCATTTGTTAAATTATACCACTTATCACTTTTTCTGGCTTCATGTGATTTCAATATATCTCTTTCTTTATTTAAAATATATTCATCAGTTCCATAGTAAAGAACTCTATACTCCCATTCCATATCTAAATTCTGAAAATCTTCTTTCATTTCATCACTTTCAGATGAATGATGATACCCATCACCAACAAAACCTTTTCGTTTTCCACCATACGATTTATCTTTTGTAATGTTATAATGTTCGTAATAAAAAGCTTCGTAATTAGGTGGAGCTTCTTTGATATCTGTATTTACTACATTTGCCATTTGATTTGTTTTAAGTTTTAATGTTTTACAAATATACGAAATATTTTTTAAACTACCAAAAATTTACTTTATTTTCTGATTCGATAGTTTCATAATGTTCTATCTTTGGTAAATAATCTTCTAAGTTCTTTGGATAAGGATAAACTTTGTGCTTCAATTTTGATTTTAACTTCTTAGTTTCTCCTTTAGTTTGACCTAATATCTGAATGTATCTATTTTTAGGTGCTTCTTTCTTTCTCCAAAATTCAGAATATCCATCCTTACCTATACCCAATTTTAGCTTTTCTAAATTATGCGAACCCCATTTTGAAAATACAGTTCTTGAATGTATCCAATTATAAGGGTCTTTAGTTAATGATATACCAAAGTTTGGCATCAGTTGTATTTGTGATGTATCTTGGAATAACCAATTCGTTGCTTGATAGATTCTTCCAAGATGTCCTTGTTCTGAATCAGAATAAGAAATCAACATCTTTATTTTTGGAGCGTTTTTTTTCAACCACTTGAAACTCTGACCCATTACATATGATTCTATGTTTGAACCATAACCATCGTGTATAAACAATCGTGTTAGTTCTAAACACTCATCCTTTTCCAAACCATCAATAACAGACTTCACTGCCGACCTACCAACAGGATATCCATATATAATACACCCTATCAACTTATCTGAATTACCTAATACATCTACGTTATCAGTTTTGTAGTAAACACCCAAAGCGTATCTACACATTGTCCAAGCATGCGAATAATGATACTTAATTATCATATCCTTTGCTATCGGTTTTGCTATTGGTGCTATATGCACTTTAGATATATCACAATAATGTTTACCTAATTCTTTCATTATTGATATTTATCAAATTCACCAAATAAAATATGAGTCCATGTCTGATTGTTAACTATCTTACGAATGTTAGATGTAGATACCCCATTGTTTTTAGCAAGAACTCGTATGTTTCTATGTCCGATATGCCACAACTTTCTAATGGTTCTAACCTGCTTCTCAGTAAGTTTATGTTGTGGGTGTAATTCACCTTTCAAACCCATACGTCTATAACTTTTTTTCAATATACAAAACTTTTTTGAATTATCCAAATTTATCCATCACAAGATAAACACTCTGGATTCATTGCCTGTGATGCTATATCACCACGTAGAACAGATTCAGTTCTCATGTAGTAAAGTGTTTTTATACCTCGTTTCCAAGCTTCCATATGAACTTGATTCATCCATTTTGGTGTAACTTGAGCAGGAAATGCTAGATTAAGTGATACTGATTGGTCGATGTATTGTTGCCGTACACCTGCCTGTTTTACTAACTCTAATTGATTAATCTCTTTGAATGTTTTAAATACATCCTTTACCTTATCACATTTAGTAGCATCAACTAAAATAGAATCTATTTTAGATGCATCTTCATCACTAATATCAATAAGTTTCCCATTATGATACACCCAATTATCTAACTCTTTGATATCTTGAACAGAACCACCATCAGCTAATATTTTATCCCAAGTATCTTTGTTGTTAATTCCAACTTTTCTTAGAACTTTTATCAACTCTTTATTTTTCCTAATGAAAGTGCCCTTTGATGTTTGTTCAGTAAATACATTTGCCGCCCAAGGTTCAATGCCTGGTGATACATTTCCTGCTAACTTTGAGTTAGATACAGTTGGAGCGATAGCCCTCAGATGTGAGTTTCTATATCCACTACCAACACACCAAAGTGGTTCACCATACTCTTCAGCCATATCCATACTCGCCTGTTGTGATTCTATTTTCATTTGTGAAAATATTTTACGAGTTTCAAATTGTGCTAATAATGAATCAAATGCGATTCCTTTTTGTTGTAGATATGTATGCCACCCAAGTACACCCAATCCAAGTGCTCTACCTTTTTCAGCTGAACGTATTGAGTTTTCAAAACCTCTCATATGTTTTGCCTTTTGGATGAACTCTTCCAATACACCATCTAAAAAATAAGTGGCTGTATATATTAAATCTGTATCTTTCCAATCATCATACTTAGATATATTTAATGATGAAAGACAACATACGAATGAGTGGTTTTCATCTGTATGTAGTGCTATTTCAGAGCAGATATTAGTCATATAGACTTTTAACCCATTTTTCTTATATGGTTCTGGATTCTGTTTATTGACATTACCCTTATACATGATATAAGGTTCACCTGTTGCCTTTCTTTTCTGTAATACCTTTGTCCACCTTCTACGAGCTTCTCTATCACCCATTTCAAGTTTTCTCATAAACTTATCACCTATTATAACACATTGGTGTAAATTTAAACATTGTCTATTTACATCACCTTTCGGTTCTCTAATCTCTAACCAATCATCAAAATCATCGTGTTCAATATTTAGGTTTACACTAGCGGCACCTCGTCTTACAGCCCCTTGATTTGTAGCAAGGATTGTAGAATCATAAATCTTAGCGAATGGTACAACACCATCTGATGTACCGTTTTGACTGATATTAGAACCTGCGGGTCTAATCATGTTAATACCAACACCAACACCACCACCATGTTTAGCAAGTAACATCATCTCTAAGTTCTTAGTTCCAATATCTTGAATTGAATCAGCCACATCAATACCAAAGCAACTTATTGGTAACCCTCTATCTGTACCTGTGTTTGATAGTACAGGTGTGGCTAAACACAACCAACCCCTCCAAATATAATCAAAAAACTTAGAAGCCATCTGTGGTTTATTTAAACGTCTAGCTACAGTCGTTGATACTCTCCAATACGCATCCTTTGGTGTTTCACCTGATAAAAGATATCCGTTTGATATTGTTTTAATGTAGATTTCATTACATCCCCATTCAGGTATATCAACACCTCGTTTCCAATTTAACTCATCTAATAATTTTTGCATTCTCTAATTGTCCTTTATAAAGATACCATTAATTGTTTTACCTTTTCTATTTTTAATTTCATTCCAAGCAGATTCTAAACATTCACTTGGTTCAAATCCACATTGTGATGCTAATATGATTAGTGTTACAAATGAATCACCAATACCATCTTTCAATTCAACCTCATCATTTTTAGCTAATGCACCTGCGGTTTCACCAACTTCTTCCATAACCTTTAACATCTGTTTACTTGAATTTTCAGGTTTTAAAATACCCTTTTCAGATGCCCATTCTAAAACATTACTTACTAACTCATCAAAATTCATAACTTATTGTTTTTATAATTTAAAATATATCATCCCAATCATCACCTTCACCTGCTTTACTATAATCAGTAGGTCTTAACGCGAAGAAATCAGTATGTGTTACACCACCAGTCAAATGGTAGAACCAATCAAGATTTTCTGATGACTTTTCATCGTATTCAAAATAATCATCACCACCTGCAAATGGATTATACCCCAACTCACCTAACTTTTCATTAACTCTCTTTATGATAAAGTTTTTCAAATCGTATTTCTTTAAATTTTCCAAATCACCCATTTCAAACATTTTATCTATGAAATTATGCTCTAACTCAATAATAAGTTTCGCCGCAGTGTAAACGTGTGGTTTTACATTCTCTTTTAAATCTGTGTACTCTTGACACATATGTCTGAATAATTGACATCCCATCTTAGAATGTAGTGATTCATCCCTAACAGACCATTTCATCTGTTGACCAATACCTTTTAGTAAGTTCCTAAGTTGGAACGAATATAATACAGCAAATGAACTGTATAACGATACACCCTCTGCAAACGCTGAGAATATGGCTAATGAACGTGCCACCTCCTTTCTAGCCTCAGCTGATTTTTCTAAATCCTCATGGGTATATTCTGCGTTAGTCTGTGTTAACAGTTCAAACTTTTCAGCTATAGCAGGTTCATGTAAGAAAGCCTCAAAATCCTCTAAACCTAATGTTTCATTTAGGTATGAATATGCCGTTGCGTGAATGGTTTCTTGTGAACCAAACATCATAGCCATTTGTTTTATCTCATGTTTAGGAAACCATTTAGTTACCATCGTAGTCCAATAATCTGATACCGCACATTCTGTTTGAGCGAATCCTAATAGTATGTTACCAACTAAGTTTTTTTCTGAATCACTTAGATTTTCTTTCCAATCTTTTACATCACCTTGCATGGGTATTTCAGTATGTAACCAAAATGCCTGTGCTTGTTTTAACCAACCTTCTGTGTAATATATTGGAAATTCAAATGGTTTAAATGGGATTCTTTCTTTAAATAGTTCTGCCATTATTATTCCTTTTTGTATTTTTTTTATGATAGGTGTTTATAAATACTGATTAAAAACTTATATCACCTTTGAATTCGTTATATTTCGATAATAAATTTTTTCTTACTAAACTCTCCCCTTTATTCATATCGTTTTGGGTTTGTTTACCATTAGCCGATTGTGAAGAATATATCTGAATTACACCCGTTGACATATTGGCTTTTGATGGTAGAGTCATTCCATCAGGCCCGAATCTATTCTTGATAACGTGCCATCTACCCGTTCCTGCTAACTTGTCCTCAATCTTTCTACTAAGTGATACTACAAAGTCAGCGGTCATCAACTTTGAGAATGAACCTGCGATTTTAGTACCTGTAATGATATCATCATCTGCACCACTTCTATTTATTTGTGATGCTGTAAATATTGGACATTCATATTCACCACCCAATCCTCTCAAAGATTCCATAATTTCCTCTAACTCTTCATGTCTCTCTCGTCTACTATTACCCTTTATCAAATCAGCATAATCTATGATTATAATATCAGGTGTCTTACCTTGTAGTTTAAGTTTATCCAAACTAGCTCTAACAGAGTTTATTGATGCGGTTTTGGTAGGCCAGTATTTTACTATTAACTCACCCTTTAGGTTTTTAACTTGTCGTGTAACCTCATCTATATTATACTTTAGATTAGGAACTGGTATACCTGTTAGAACTGCATCATATCTTTGTCCTACATAACCCTCATTCAATTCCAAAGTGTAATGAACCACAGTTTTACCAGCCCTTACTGCTGACATACCAACGTTCACTAAAGCCCACGATTTACCAATACCTGGCGGTGCCGCGAATATTATTAACTCACCTTTACCAAAACCACCATCAACTAACTCATCAATCACATCCCAACCTGTAGGTACAACATCTCTTACAGTCGAT